AATGGTTGTTTCGGGCGTAAATGGAAAGGCCAGTGTTGAGCAGGAATATCAAGAATTTTATAGTAATACTTTAGCGAATTACGCAATTAAGAATGAAGAGGAGTTGCGCCGCAAATTGATAACCAAACCAACTGAAAAGGGGGTTTACTATTTTAAATTTAATTTCAATTCGCTGTTAAGGGCAACCGCTTTGGATCGCGCAGAATTTTACAACAAAGGAATAAATAACGGATGGATGTCTCCAAATGAGGCGAGAGGATTTGAAGATCAGAACGCGTATCAAGGTGGTGATCAAAAATTCGTTAATGCAAATTTAATTCCAACTGAATTAATGAGTGAATGGATTACAGGAAAAATTACTCAATTGAATAGCGCCGCTATGACAAATAATAATCCAAACGGTAATAATTAAAAATATGAAAAATGTAAATATAGAAAGGCGTAAACTTGGGTCTATTGAACAACGTGCCATGGTAGATGGGGTGGAATTCCCTGATAAATTCGGGGGCATCGCTGCTGTCGTTGATACCGTTACCGATATGGGTTGGTACGAGGAAAAAATAGCAAAAGGCGCATTTGATGCGGCGTTGGCTGCAACGGATTTAGATATTCGTTGCTTATATAACCACGAAGAGAGCAGCGTCTTAGGTCGTACACTTTCAGGAACTTGCCGCGTATTTGTTGATGACAATGGGAATTTGGCATACGATTATGATTTTGATGCTAATTCGCCTTTGCATAAAACCGTTGCAAGTGCAATCATTCGCAAGGATATAACTCAAAGTTCTTTTGCATTTACGATTGAGGAAGTAACTTGGAGTAATAGCGCGAAATATGGGGAAATGGGATTAAGAACTATTACAAAAATTAAAACTTTATACGACGTTTCTCCCGTTACTTATCCAGCCTATGAAGATACAGAAGCGGATAGTCGCAGCCAACTAAAAGAGGAAAGAAGCCAATTTGTTACGCCTGAAATAAATGTAACAGAATTGCAACACCAAGAAATGCGAAATAGTTTAGATTTGTGCAAATTAATACAACTAAAAAAATGAATAAAGTTCAATTATTAGAAGAGCGCGCTGGTTTAGTTGCTGAGCTTGATACAATTCAAGCAGCATTAACCACTGAAAAGCGTGGATTTAATGACACCGAGCGAGCTCGCGTTGTTGAAATCGAACAAAAATTAGAAGCTGTAAATGGTGACATTGCAGCATTGGCAGTATTAGAAAAGCGTGCAAACGGTTCTTTTAATTACGGCGCTGAGGGTTCAAAATCTGAAAACAAAGAAAAAAGACAATTTTCTTTTTCTAAATTAGTTCGCGAAGCTGGGACTAACAGCATTTCAGGAATTGAGAAAGAAATTGTTGAAGAATCTGCAAAAGAGGCTCGTGCAATGGGAATCACTCCAGAAGGGATTTATTTGTCAAATGACATTATGAATTTCAAAGTGAAAGAATCTCGTACAATGAGCGCAGGTACTGCGACTAGTGGCGGTAATTTTATCCCATTGGAAAAAGTTGGGTTTTTTGATGCTTTATATGCAAAAACAGTTTTGGACCAGTTAGGCGTTACTAAATTAACAGGACTTGCAGCCAATGTTGATTTGACTGGATTTAGTTCAGCTGCAACTGTTGCATGGGCTGCGGAAACTGCGGACGGTTCTTCTGGAGATCCAGCAACTGCTGCGCGCCAATTGAGACCTTCACGCCTAACAGCTTATAGTGATATTTCTAAGCAATTATTGTTGCAAAACAATCAATCAATTGAGCAGGAAATTATCAATAGTTTCATTAAGGCATTGGCAGTTGAAATTGAAAGAGCTGCAATCAATGGTTCAGGGTCAAGTAATCAACCAACTGGATTGTTAAATACATCGGGAATCAATTCGGTTGCTATGGGAACCAACGGAGCGGTGCCAAGTTTGGCAAAAGTTCTTGAGTTGGTTGCGGCTGTCGAAAACGCAAACGCGGGAATCAACGGCAAATTCTTAATCAATCCTAAATTGGTGGCAAAATTGAAGCAAACTGAAATTTCGAGCGGTTCAGGTGCTATGATTATGAGTTATATGGCCTATTTCAATGGCATGGCAGATCAAATCGACGGGAAGCCAGTATTTAGCACCACTAACGTACCTAGCAACTTGACAAAAGGTTCTGCAAGCAGCGTGTGTTCTGCAATGATATACGGAGATTGGGAGAATTTGGTAATCGGTCAATTTGGTGGAGTTGATTTGGTAGTTGATCCGTATTCTCAGGCAATCGGAAATAAAACTCGTGTAGTTTTAAATCAGCATATTGGTATTGCGGTAAAACAACCTGCTGCCTTTGGTGCAATCGTTGATTTACTTACAACGTAATCAATAGGGCGGTGTAGCTTAGCGGCTTATCCGCCCACCAATTTTATGGGTAAAAATTTAAAAAATAGTGAAGCGGTGAATGAAGTAACCGACACTAAATTGATTAAATTCACATTTGGGCCTATGGGCGCTTATGGTTTAGGTTATTTTATTGGCGATGTTGCTAAAATTGATAGTGAATTAGCGGATAAAATTGTCGAAAACGGACACGCCGAATATGTGATTGCGGACTTGGATTCGCCAGAAGGCGCAGAAGCTATTTAAAAAATGTTAATAGGGAGTAAACTAATAGCAAAATCTAATCCCGACACGGATTTTATCACCTTAGCTGAGGCAAAGGCTTGGCTGCGCGTTACGCACACCCGTGAAGATAGTTTGATTTCAATGTTAGTTACTAATGCAATAGCACAAGTTTCGAACTATTTAGGCTATTCAGTTGTTAAAGCCAATACAAAGTACTCATTCGACTATTTAGAGGGCGCAGATGCAACTATTTCACCATTTTCAGGCAATGCCATTCCAGTTGGTAATTTCTTATTTATCCCTTCGCGCGTTATTAGTTTAGTAACAGCAAAATATATTGATTCAAATCAAACGGCGCAAAGCTTAGATATTGTAAATAATTCTGCAAATTCACAAAGTCAGTTTTCTTATTCGTTATTTGTTAAAAGTGCTCCGAATAGCTTAACGGATGCCCGCGAACGATTTATTATTGAAGTCTTAGAAGGTTTCGCACCGAGCGAATTTCCTGCGGATATTAAATTAGCTTGTTTGTTGATTTTAGGGCAATTCTATGAAAATCGAAGTAACATAATTGTAGGCGCGTCCGTGAATGATATTCCAAAAGGAACTGAATATATTTTAGACCAGTATCGCGCTATTAATTTCGTATAAAATGGATGCAGGAAGATTTGATACACCGATCGAAATTTGGCGTTTTGCTTTTACCCAGAACTCAGTAACGGGGGAGAAAGTAAAAATATGGTCCAAATTATCGGACGAGTGGGCAAAATACGACGCTATCGAAAGCGGTTCTGAGGGCGTTTTTGCAAACCAACGCGAGAATAAACAACAAGTTTTATTTAAGATTAGATATTGCGATTTAAAGGTTTCAGATAGGATTGTTTTCGACGGCCAAAATTATAACGTTATTACAATTTCGAATATTCAAAGAGATATGTATTTGTTCGTTACAACCCAATTAACACAATAATGATTGAGGGAGTTGATGAGGTTATAAAAGATTTACAACGTAGACCGAAATTATTAAAAAACGGGATAGTTGGTAAAATAATCAAATCTATTTCAGCGCCTATGGTTGCAGAGGTTCGCGCAAACGCGCCAAACGAAACACTCCGAAACGCTTACGGATATATAACGCGTAAAGATAATAAATATCCCAATACGGTTTTAATAGGTCCCAATTACGGGGTCGACGGCGGCGGTCAATTATCACATATTTTTGAATACGGAACGGCTGTCAGAAAGACCCGTGACGGTTCAAATCGTGGATTTATTAAAGCCGTGCCATATATTCGCCCTGCTTTTGATAAATATAAAGTTCAAATTGTAACGCAAATAGGCGAAAAAGTTAGTAAAATTGTAACTGAAAATAAATAATATAAAAAAATATGGCAGCTTCAACTGGTTACACTAACGGGACGCTTTTAGGTTTGTATATCGAAACAACCTCAGGCGGTACAACTACAAAGACAAAATTCGCAAACGCGCGAACAAATGATTTCGAAATGACTAACGACATGATTGACGCTTCTAATAAAGATAGCGCAGGGTGGAAGGAGTTTATTTCGGGAATTTCATCAGCTACAATGTCATGCGATGGAATCATGGAAGAGGATGGATCAGTTGGCGCAGGGCAAGAAAGTCCAGAAGATTTATTGGCGCGTGCAATTGCTAAAAATTCAGTAACGGTAGTTATGGGGTCGGGTATTGTGGGCGACTTAAAATTAACCATGAGCGCATTGTTTAGCTCATTCGCTTTGAGCGCCCCAGATAACGACGTGGCAACATTCTCTGTAAAATTACAAGTTACAGGCGCTGTTACTGTCGGTAAATTCGCATAATTTAGTTTAGGTTGTTTTTATAGTTAAAGGGCTGCCAATTTGGTGGCCTTTTTTGTTTTATATTTGTAACATGAAAATTTTAATAAACGAAATTGAATATCCAATATTTTTTGGGATGACTGCAATTGAAAAAACAATGATTAGTTTGAATTGTGATAATTTTGAAGCTATGGGTGATAAACTAAAAAGCAATTTAGGAATGTTCCAATTGCACCGCGAAGTTGCCTATAATGGCATTTTAGCGGGTTGCAAATTGCAAGGAATTGATTTTCCTTGGAAAGATTCAGAAGAGTTTGGTAATTCTATTGATTCTTTTGAGCAACTAACCCCAGCGGTCGAATATTTTTGGGAGAAGTTTGGCGGTTTTTTCAAAACGACGGGGGAAACCAAGCCCCAAAAGGCGACAAAAGTCACAAAACAGAATCCTTAACTTGGAAGGAAATCAAAGAAGCCGCATTCGGGGAAATGGGAATTTTGCCGAATGATTGGGAATTACTGATCCCCGAATATTTTATGATACGCCTTTCGGGGTTGCGTAATGCTCAGATAAATATTTATCGCCAAGAATGGGAGCGATCAAGGTGGCAAGCGTTTATTTTGTTATCGCCACATATCAAAAAGAACGCGAAAATGTCTCCACAAAATTTGATTGTATTTCCTTGGGAATCAAATCAAGAAGAGAGCATTGCCGAATTTGTAGCGAAACGAAAGGATTTATATGCTAAATTAGTACCCTAAATGCAAGCTCCTGAAATAGTTTATAAGATATTGTCTGAAAATGCTAATTTATTAGCGGTTGTTTCAGACAGGATAACACCGATGGAAATCGCGCAAACGTCGCAATTTCCTGCGATTTGTTTTCGGCAAATTAGCGAACCTCAAAATAATACCAAAAGCGGCGCAAGCAAAACGAATTACGCGCGTGTGCAAATTGATATAGTTGCGTTAACATACACTCAGGCGACTGCCATTGCTAAATTGGTTCGCTTTGCTATGTTAACGGTAACAGCGCCCGTAATAATCAATAATTCGATAGTATTGGGCGTTCAATTATTAGATCAAATACCATTTACCGAAAGTACCGAAAGCGAAGAAGGTACTATTAGAATTATGCAGGATTATTCAATTTGCTTTAATGTTTTTATGGCAATACAAGAATCTTATTTACTTTTAGAAGATTTGAATTTCTTATTGTTAGAAAATGGCTATAAAATAATTTTATAAAATGGCAGATAAACAAATAAATATAGTAATCGGAGCGGATATAAATAAGCTCGAAAAAGGTTTTAAAGATGCCGTGCGAATTATTGGGGCGAGCGGCAAAACCATTGATAGCGAAATGGAAGCCGTGGTAAAATCTATTGAAAAAGATTTTGAACGAATTGCCAACTCTCCCAATACAAAAAGAACCGTTGCACAGCTTCAAAATTTGGCGCTTAAAGTTGAGGCGTTGGGTCCAGAATTTGAGGATATGGCAAATAAGATTATCAAATCGGCTGGTCAAATCAAGGACAAAGTTGGGGATGCTGGTGCGCAAATTCAATATTTTTCAAGCGATACTCGTAGAATAGACGCGGTTATTTCAGGAGCGCAAGGAGTTGCCGGGGCGTTTGGAATTGCTGAGGGGGCTGCTGCGTTGTTTGGTTCAAAAAATGAGGAACTTGAAAAAACAATCGCAAAGGTTCAGGGGGCTATTGCTTTAATGAATGGCATACAGGCGATTCAAAATGTATTACAACAAGAAAGTGCTGCCATGACTGGATTAAACGCAGCCGCTCAGCAAGTTTTGGCTATTAAGACCTATGCAACGGCAAGCGCAATGAATGCCTTAAAAGTTGCAATGATTGCGACTGGAATCGGCGTTGCAATTGTATTGATTACTCAATTTGCCAGCGCTATGAGTTCCGCGGCCGACAAAAGTAAATTATTAGGGGAATCAATACAAAAAGCAAATAAAGAAGCTGAGGAAGCCGCAAAGGCGGGATTTGAATCTCAAAAGAATTTTGCAGATAAAAGATTGGGAGAATTAGCAAAAGAGTTACAAATTCAGGGTAAGTCAAATATTCAAATATTAAAAGCGCAAAAAGAATATGTTAAGAAACAAAAAGATTTAAGAATACAAGAATATAATGATATAAAAACAAATCAAGTAATTAAAGGTTTATTATTTAAAGAAATAAATGATTTAGAGGCTCAAAGATATGGACTTGAATTGGATATTCAAATAGCTTCAAA